CTTTATCGACCAAGCAGAAGAGCTTGACCGAGATGATGCTGGGATGTTAAGGGCGACATTAGGTAGAGCGAAAGTAAATAGCATACCAATCCCGCAGAAGATACTTTGGACAGCTAATCCGGCAATATGTTTTTTGAAAGAGGATTTTTTAACAAACAAAATATTATCAAACAGGAAGTATATAAAGGCATTACCAAGTGACAATGAGTTTATAGATACAAAGAAGTATATATCTAATTTAAGAGAAGCATACAAACACAGACCGGAGTTATTGAGGGCATATTTAGAGGGCGATTGGGAAGGGATACAAGGCGAAGGGTTTCTGTTAAGTAGGGAAGATTGCACTAATTCAGTTAACAAGCAACTTCCAATAACAACAATAAACCAAAGAACACTTATATCAAATGACCCGGCCTGGTTAGGTGAGAACGCAGATGAGATAGTACATTATGTTATACGCAATAACAGAACAATTGACAGCAGATTTTATAATAACAAGGATACAGTATATCAAGCAGCTGAAAATGTTAAATATTCAAACACCTACGGAGCAAGTACAATATTAATTGATAGTATAGGAGTAGGAGTAGGAGTAGTTGATAACTGCAACAAATTGAGACCGAAGAGCAAGGTAATAGCGATAAATTCAAGTAAGACAGCCGGACAACTTGACGATAATGACGATACAAAGAAAGACAAAGAAAGCAAGTATTTGAATACAAGAGCGGAGATGTGGTGGGAAGCGACTGAAAGCATTAAAGATGGACAATTTATATTACCGAACGATGACAAACTAATCAATCAACTGTGCAGTGTTAAATACGAAATACGCAACGGTAAAATAAAAATTGAAGATAAGAAAGAAATAAAAGCCCGGTTAGGCGAGTCACCGAACAGAGCAGATGCAATGGTTCAGGGTATTTGGGCAGTAAAGAAAATAAAGTTAGATAGTAGTATACAAGGTAACAACGATTACAAAAACAAGCAATTCCCAAGCATACAAAAGCGATTAAGGGAAAGAAACTAACACAAAGGAAAGTAATTAAAATGAAAAAACAGATTATTTATTTATCTTTAGCAGGTGTTCTAAAAAACGAGAATAAGAATGTATTTCTTAAAGCATTAAGAATACTAAGCGAAAAATTTGAGTATAGAAAAATAGATTCTTTAGTAATACCGAAAGGTACATTATATGAAAGAGCTATGACAAAAGAAGATTTTACTAAAATGAGAGAAAAAATGGCAAATAGGGTAGATAATAAAAATGAACGATAAAACTTTACAAGTAGTAAACAATTACAAGAAGGAACAAAGGAATAGAAGAATTAATATAGCAATCAATATTGTTGTTGCTATTTTATTCGCAATTTTATATTTTGGAATATTGATGGTTTGTATTGTTTCGTTACCTACATTTTTGGGGACAATACCTATGTTTTGGAGAATAATGTTAGGTTTTATTTTTTATGCTATTTTTATATTTTCAACTTTACTTGTAATAGCACTTTTAATTGACGAATGTAAAAATGAGTTTGAAGTGGGGATTTTTGGATTATAGGAGGAGTTAAAATGGCAGAAACAGAAAAGAAGTTAGAGGACGGTAATGGTAAGGACAACGAACAAACAGCACCTATACAAATAGTAATTACCTACCGAAACGGACAATCGGAAATCTCCGGTAATATATCTCAATCAAGAATTATATCATATGGGATGTTAAGAGATGCTGAAATTAAACTAAATTATTTTTATAATCAAGTGCAAATTAAAGAAGCAATGAATAAAAAGGAAATAATAAAACCTGACACAAACGGTTTCATAAATGGGTTAAAGAGGTTAGTTAAATGAGAGAGGTTATTGTTACTTGTGATGGATGTGAAGAAGAATTAACTAACGAAAACAAAATTACTATTTACATTATGCCAAAAAAAAGCAAAATAGAATTTCTTGGAACGCATGAATTGTGTGATAAGTGTTATAAAGAATTTTTAACTTTAATGAAGAAATACAAGGAGTAACCATGGACTTTAGACCGATAAACGGTAATTTGTTATGTAAGCGGTTATGTGAAGATGAGATAAAGACAGCGTCGGGGATCATATTAGACAACACAGTAAAGACCGGTGAGCAGTTAATAAGAGCGGTTATATTAGCAATAGCAGAGAATGATGATTTGAAGTTAGGTGATATAATACACTTTTCACGCAATAAGGCAGATGCTGTAAAATTAAATGATGAAAACATAGAAGAATATATTATTAAAGATTATGATATAGAAGCAGTAGAGGAATAATAATATGGCACCATAATTGAAGCAGTAGAGGAATAGGAATGTATGTCACCAGCCCGCAGTAAGGCACAGTTTAAGAAGATGTTTTTGTTACACAAAGCAGGACAAATAAGCGACTCCACATTAAAAGAATATACTGATAATGTTAATTATGATAAGTTACCAAACAAAATAAAGCCAAAACGCACAACAATGAAGCCGACAAGCCGATTGACAAAGAATGCAAAGCACATAAAACGATATAAAAGGAAAGTATTTAGGAGGGTGTAAAGATGAAAGGTAAAGAGGATAACAATGGCTAATAAACAACTAATAGACATAAAAGAAACAGATAAATCCAAAGTATTAGATGCGAAGAAAGTCAATCTAACTAAGCAAGACAAGATACTAGAAGTTACACCGTCAACCGAAAAGTTAGAAAAGGGCTTTGACCCGAACCATCCGAATATTATAAACCTTGATAAAAAGAAAGAGGAAGAACTTGAAGGTATTCTTCACGAAGATATAAAAAATAGTATTGAGGACTCATCTGATTTACACACAGAATTAGAAAAATACGAGATGATGTATGCTTGTGAGCCAGACCCTGCTAATGAAAACGATCCATGGCCAGGCGGCAGTAATGCAAGAAGTCCATTCGCTGCGATATCAACAAAGAGCAAGTTTGTCAGGTGGATGTCGTCTATTTTTGGCATAGAGCCATATTGTTTAATAGCACCGTTACCAGCCGAAGACATAGAAGTAAAAGACGAAAAAAGCATTATAATGAAGCAAGGGTTAGACAGCAAGAAAGAACTTGCTAGAAAAATAGAAGGATGGTTACATTTTATATTTGACAGAAAAATGAAAGGAGTAAAAGAATATAGAAGTATACTACTTAATGCCGGTAAATTGAATGTAGGTATAGCCAAATTAGGTTGGGAACGAAAGTATGAAAAAGTATTTGATATAAATGTTAAATATACAGATATAGACAAATTCACTGCCGACTTTCCAGATTACAAAAAAGCAGGTTTAACAGAAAGCGAATATCAATCTACAATAAACAAACTAAAAACTGATAGTGAAGTAACAATTCCACGAATCCAACATCTTCAATTGACGTATAACTTACCGGAAATAGAGAATGTAAATAGGGATAAGTTTATATTGATACCGTCAAACGCAAAAAGCATTGAATCAGCCCGAGGGCATGGGTATGAAATGGAATTAAGCTGGAACGATTTGAAAAAAGGTGAAGCGGAAGGCAGATACCACAACATAGATAGAGTTATGAAAAGTGCCGGAGTTAGTTATGAAGATAGCATTGTAGACAGAGAACGGAACAGCGAAGAAAAAAAGAAAAACGAACAAACAACTGACTATAAAAAAATTCCATATAATGCATATAAAATAATCTATAACTACGATATAGACGATGATGGTTTAACCGAGAAGTTAATATTTACGTATCTTTACAAAGAAGGTATAATTATAAAAGTAGAATATTGGGATGAAAACCTATTTTTTGTACCACATTACATAGAACTCCGGCCCGGAAGATTTGACGGTATAGGTGTAGTTAAATCTACTGAGCCAATGAACGATAACGCTGACAAGATATGGAATTTAAGAAACAACGTAGCGAGGATGGTGTGTTCGCCATCGTTCAAGGCAAAGATAGGTAGTAGTTTTGACCCGACAGCACAAGAATTTTATCCCGGCGTAGTATTTTGGTTAGAGAATCCTGATGACGTAGAGCAGTGGGTATTGATAAACAACTTCCCTGAGTTGTATAATGAAGAAATATTGTTAGATAAGTACATCCAACAGCGAACAGGAGTAACGGCGGGGCAAATGGGCAGAGAGTCAGCGAGTGACCCTAATGCGCCGGCGTCAAAGACAATAGCACTTATACAAGAAAGCAATATACTGATCAATGACGATATCGCTTGTTTAAGAGATGGGATAGAAGAGGTATATTACCGAATAATACAAATGTGTGCAAAGTATTTGCCTGAAGACGATAAATATTTAATTAAATACGGATTAAAAAAAGAAGATTTAAAGGTGAGTTTAGACGAAATATTCCTTAATGGCATAAGTGCATCGATAAACAAAGAAACAAGACGAGAAGAAGAAATGCGGTTTTATGCTATGTACAGCCAAGACCCACTTATAGCAACAGACCCGCAAACCAAACGTAAGATGTTAAAGAATGTATTTGCCAGTTGGGGAAGGGATAAGGAAGCATTGTTGCCTACCGAATTGGAAGTATTTGAAGCACTTGTAAAGGTAGAAACCGAGGCTCTAAAAAGATTTTCAGAGGAAACATTAGAACGAAAAGAACAGGCGGAAAAGGCAGGACAAATGGGAATACCTAATCCTGAAGAAATTCCTGAAAGTGTAGCGGGGGAAATGTAATATGGAAGATAAAACGCAGGATACTAAAAAAGAACTATTAAGAGCCAGAATGGAAACACTACAAACAATTATAGACAAAGCAAATAAATTAGATAGATTATCTAAAAACGATGACTTTGTGTTTTTTATCAATATGCTCCACAGCAAACAAAAACAGTATGATGATATATTGCACAAACCCAAAACAATAGGATACATAACAAAAAAGGCAACAGGAACAATAGGCAATATTCAATATGTAGATTCTAAATATACAGTAGAAGAAGACAACGCAAAAATAAAAGAAGCACAATATAGATACGATACCTTTCAAAGAGTAATTGATATGATTAAAAACTTTAACGAAGAAAGCAAAAGAGCAGCAATAGAATTAAGCAAACTAACAAAGCCAAAAGTATAAAAGTATTTTCTCTCATTCTATCGTCGGAATGTAAAATAATGACGTAAAGGAGATAATATGGCAGAAGTAAAAGAAGAAGTAAAGACAGACGATGTAAAACCAGAGGGTACAGTCACATCACCTGAACCTAATAAAAACGATGTAAAACCAGAGGGTACGGTAACATCACCGGAACCTAAGGAAGATGACTTAGATAAACCAGTTATCCCGAGACGCAGATTGAACGAGGCATTAGACAAGGCAAAGCAATCAGACGAGAAAAACCAGTTGTTAGAAACGCAGTTAGAAATAATGCGACAGCAACTGGAAACACAAACATCTGTAAAAGCAACCGAAGAAACTACCAAAGAAATGGTGGATGATTACGTTACCGAGTTGGGTTGGACAGATGATTTTGCTAAAAAGTTTGTTGAAAAACAAAGGAACTTAATGAAATCAGAAATGGCAGTACCATTGCAGAATCTCAATACACGCACTTCTGCCACGATGTCCAAGATTGTTTTAGATGACGTTATCAGCAAAGCACCATATGCAAAAAAGTACAGAGCTGATATAGAAGCAAAACTAAACCAATTAAAAGACCCTTCATTAAAAACAGATGCCGGTGTTGTGCAGGATATAGTGGACTTAGTAATGGGCAAGAAAATAGCAGAGATAGAAAAAGAAGCAGAAGACCGCGGGTTTAGTCGTTCCGAAACACAACGAAAGATAGTTGGCGGAATAACTAACGAGCGTGTATCTAATGCTACCAACACTAAAAAGAATACACTATCGGAAACTGAGAAAGATGTTGCCAGACAGATGGGGTTATCGGAAGATGATTATATTGATTCAAAAGAAAAACTAAGACAACAAAAGGAACGAAGCCGAAAATGAAAATAATCAGACCGACACCGACATCAAGAGGCAAACGACGACTGAGAGTTAGAGGTATAGAATCCAAGGAATCTACACTTCAATCTGACAAGGTATTTGTCTACTGTAAAATCTGCGGCTTTCCCGTTAATGAGGATAGAGACACTAAATGCCCGTTTTGTGAGAGTGACCAATTTAACAAATGAAACAACATAAAATATTTCAGACACTTTCTGGTAGATTACGTTGCCCGACTTGTCAATCTGAAGAAATAGCAAAGATAGAGGATATAGGATTATTTGTGACAAGGTATAAATGCCGAAAGTGTAACCTTACATTTAGGTATGACAGAACACCAATGCCGGTTCGTAAATATAATCCGTATCACTCTTTTACGAGAGGACTGAAGATAATTAAAAAATAGGAGGATATTACAATGATATGGATAGACGATTTAACGGGTGCTGAACCTATTATACGAGACGTTCTGCTTTATGATGCAACGTCAATTGAAGCAGGTGAGATGGTAATGTTAGGCAACACAACGCCGGACAGCAACGGGGATCATGGTGTAGCGTTTCAAACAGCTTATGATACCAGCACTGGACAGGACATTGCTTGTGTGGATGCACTTGGTGTCTGCCAGGAAACAATTGCATGTACAGTACTGCCGGATGTAGCAACAGATGCCGGCTCATATGGTAAGGTTGTAATCAATCCGTTCGCAATTTATCTCTGTGAGTATTCACAAGCAGCTGCGAATGACATAGCGCTAACATCAGCATGGAGTACAACGACTCTAACGCTTACAGACTTAGAAGATAATATTGACTGCGGATGGATTCTTGCCGCAAGTGAATCGGCAACTACTAGTTTTAAGGGTCAGTTGAGATTCATTTCAGCATCAGCAGCTGGTAGTTGTACAGTTGGGGCGCCTTCAATTGCAGGTGCAGCGACTACGGATATGATTATAAAAATATATCCGGTTAATCATAGATTGACTATGATAACAGCCGACGCACAGAAATTAGCACCAGCAGCGGCAGTAGGGACTAACGTCAGCTTAGGTATCATAGAAAACTATGTAATGGCTGATAGTATATCTCTTGCACCGTTGCGAAGAGCGATACACGATAACCTGGACTTAGTTAATCCCAGGATATTTGCTAAAATAATTATGTTAGACCATGTTTATAATCCGAATGCTTAAGCAATCGGTGTTTTACATCCTTGTACGTAAAAATACAAGGAAATAATTTTGGAGGACATTACAATGGGTGGCGGAATACATATCAGTGAAGCGTGGCCGGATATGTAAAAATGTCCGGGGTAAATTCTCTCTGATTGACTCGGACACCCCAGCGGGGGCAACGAGGCGGAAGCGAAAGCACCGTGACAGACTAAGCGAGAGAACGCTCATAAAGAGCGATGCAATAGTCGAGTCCGTAAAAAGATAAGAATATGAATAACACAAAAAGAAGCAACGAAGACCAAGAAATGATTAAATTAGCGAATGAAGGTAAATCTGACGTGGAAATATCAAAAATTCTTAATATTCCAAGAAGAACAATATCAAGACGGTTAAGAATGAACAATATTCCCAGCAACGGACCGCATTTCATTTCAAAGTCGCTGAAAGGTAAGCTGAAATCGGCAGACCACTGCAAAAAAATAAGTGTTACTCGTATAGCAAAGGGACTTGCCAAAGGAGAACGCAATCCGAATTGGCAAGGTGGAAAACAAAATGAATGGAGTCAATTAAAAAATAGTAATCATTATAAGGAATGGCGAAAGAATATTTTTACAAGAGATAATTATACTTGTAGGGGATGTGGTGATAATAAAGGTGGTAATTTAGAAGCACACCATATTCTTAAAAGAAGTATTTTTCCATTACTTACATTTTCCACAGACAATGGAGTTACCCTCTGCACTGAATGTCATAAAAAAACATTCGGTAAAGAACATCTTTTTGAAAATATCTGGAAACAGACGGTATAAACGGTTTTAGAACCAGGTTTATTCAAGATTTTCGATGGTGAGATAACGAGATTTACGGAAAAGCAGTCAATGTTGAAAGATACTTTCAACATGCTCACGACTGATAAATCATATGAAAAAGTCAGCTCAGCGACTGATTTAGGTGATTTTACTGAATTTACCGGAACAGTAGCTTATGATGAAACCTATCAGGGCTATGATAAAAAAGTAGAGTTTCCTGAATACGTAAAAGGTATTAAAATAGAACGGAAGCTTTACGATGATTCAAAATCAACAGGATACAACATCATAAACCAAAGACCAGCATCATTGGGCTTTGCGGCAGTAAGAACAAGAGAAAAGAGGGGTGTGGCAGTATGGAACGAAGCATTTACTACAGCACCATCAGATGGTGATGCGGTATGCCTTTGTTCGTCAGCACATCCGAGCCCGAGTGGTGGTGTTAATCAATCAAATGCAGGTTCTACTGCAATGTCAGCTACAGCAGTAGAAACGACCAGACGGTTGATGAATGCCTTCAAGGGTCAGAATAGCGAAGAAATAAGTGTTGATATGGATTGTATCGCTTGTGGTATTAACCTTGAAGAGACAGCTTATGAGATTATCAATTCAAAGGGTAAAGTAGATACAGCGAACAACAATGTTAATTTCCATCAAGGAAAATACAAACTTCTTGTTTATAAGAAATTTTATTCCAATGCTAAAGATTGGTTTGGAATTGATTATGAATTAATGAAGAAAGTATTGATATGGTGGGATAGAGTAGGTGTAGAATTTTTTCAAGATAAAGATTCAGATACACTCTTAGCTAAATATGCGGCGTATATGCGGTATAATTGGCTATGGGCAGATTGGAGATTCTGTTTAGGACATAACGTAGCGTAATCAAATATAAACTGGTTTAGGGTAGGTTAAACAACTAACCTTGTGATACCTATCCTAAACCAAGACCAAAAAGGAGGGTCATACATATGGTTCGTTCAAAAGGGTTAGATAAAAGCGACCAGCAAGTAAATGTTCACAATAGGAAAGATGTTTTTTTCTTACGACCAGAAGAGAAAAGGGAATTAGAAAATAGGATAAAGTCATCTGAAAGGTATCTACAAACCTATAAATCTTCTGAGTTTAGAGCAGAACGAGATAGGGATGTCAGCTCAATTCACGAACAGATAAAAAAAGATAAAAAAACATTATCTGAATTATCTGCTCCGCCTGTTACTAGTAAAGATAAAACTTTATTATATAGCAGGTGTAAAGAACTTGAGAAACAGATAAAAGTAGGTATGCCGACAAAAGATGAGATGATGGGCAAACGCAAAACTAATCCCAACAAAAGCAAATACCAAGAAGCCGAGTCATCGGTTGTAGAAAAAAACATAAAGTGGACTTTGTCAAAAGAACCACTGGTTAGGGAATGGAAGCGGATTAAACGGACCCTTGAACCAGATGACCCAACTGTAACAGATGTGGAACAATTAAGAAAAATTCATTAAATAGGAGGTCAAGCGAATGAAGAAGAAAAAAAATATTCTAAAATTATTGTTTTCTGTTTTTATACCATTTATTGTAATAATGCTTGTATATGCCGAATCAACAAGATATCCCAATGGCATTACTGCAGGAACAAAAAGTCAAGAAATAGATGCGGGTGTTACTGTTGGCGATGGTGATATTTACGCAGAAGATGATATTATTGCTAAAGGGGAAATTTTGTCGGGTAGTGGTGAGTTAGGGTATAATGAAATAATTGATTTACCTGCACTTTCAGCGACAGTTATACTCAACGCTGTTAGTATTGCTTCTGCTACTTTGGTGGCAAGTGGTACTACTTATGTTGATGGGACAAGTGGAACAGGTGCAGTAGGTGGAATGGGTTTTACACAAATAACCTATCCACGAAATATATCTGCTGTTGCTTCTTTTACTTATGGAACGGGGACGACAACTGTTGCTGGGACTTTAACTGTTTATGGGTACAACGCAAAAGGTGAATATACATCAGAAGTATTATCAATATCAACAGCGACTGCGACCGGCAATGTAGCGTGGGTATTTATTGACACTATGACAGCAAGTGGTTTTACTATGTCCGGAGCACAAGGTGCTTGTCTTATTAGTGCTGGTGTAAGTAATAAGATAGGGATATGGGGTGATTTGAAAGCAAATACAGATATCTACAAGATAACCAATGCTTATGTTGATTATTCTTCATCTACTTGGGCAAGACCTGCTGACTTCACTAATGCTACATATGATACGATTAACTTAGGAACAGGAGATTTAGGAGCAGTTCCGGGTGGTGCAACAGATTACAGGATTTGGTATAGAAAGAACGTTAAGCATTAAATAAAATTATGGAGTAGGTATTTTTATATAATAGATTTACCTACTTCGTAGTTTTTATATTTAAGTAAACAGGAGGTACTAATGGCAAACGTAACAACGACTAATCCGCTCATATTAGATACAGTAGGCGAGATTTATACATTTCCTATAAATATAAAAAAAATAGTTTGGACAGGAATAGTAACAAATGGTGATGACTTGATTTTCAAAGATAAATTAGATGGCAATATCGTGATACAGGGCAAAGGCAACGCAGGTGAAGATTGGATTTTAGAAAATATCAATGTAGCAGGTCTTTATCTCGATGTCATAACTAGTGGCAAGTTAATAATTTATTTGAAGTAGGGAGGATTGATGACAAAGAAAATACTTTTATTTTTAATTCTTATTTGCAGTACTTCGTTAGGCATAACAGCAGAACGATATACAGGAGTAAGGACTAATCTTGACAACACATGGAACATACTGCAACCTTACACAACAGCCGCATTTACTGTTTATGCAACGAGTGATGTAGCGAACGTAGTTACTTGCATATTTACAATTAATAATTCAAGCATAACAACAGAACTTCGTACAAAACTTGCCGGCGGAGCGACTACATACCATTACTATAACTTGCTTTTATCAACATCAGATTCAATGCAGGATATAGTGGATAGAATTGACGAAAAACCTAATTTTGTATGTACATTAGCACAGGGCTGTTATGAGAATTTATTAGCAACAGGTACAGCAAATGCGAGAGATGATGAGGAAGGCAAAACAGAAGGATTACAGTTTAATCTTAACGGAGATAAAACCGTTTCTTTTTCGACTGGTACAGCAAATGCAATAACGATATATCTTAATGCAACAAGATATTTGTCACATAGAAAAACAGCAGAAGCAGGAAAGACATTTATTGTAGGAAAACTCTCAAGTAATTTACTCTGGAGTGGGACTGCAAGAATAGACGGTAGTGTTTACGAGGGGAATGTATCAACAAATTGTACTACAATATTGGATGTTCCACTACCCGGTACTTCCAGTAATGCTTATTATGAAATTAATTATCCTATGCCATTTCCGTTAATGAGTGCAACAGGTTCAGGTAAAGCACAGAAATATGAAGTGTTATGCTCAACCTATATAACCGGTGGATATATAGGTATAATAGGTGAAACAAGATAAAAAAGAGGATAAAATGAAAAAATACATAACCGGATTGTTTATTTCAGTTTTGCTATATACACAATGTTTAAGTTTAACTCTTTTACAAATACGCAATGATTTGAGAGTAAAAATAGGTGACGCTAAAGCAGATATTAATAACCGACATTGGTCTGATAGCATACTTAATACTCGTATAAACATTGTACAAGATGAAATTGCAAAAGAAACATTGTGTATTCAAGCACGAATATCAACAACCACAGTAGCAAACCAGCGAGAATATAATTATAATTCTGATGTTATTGTACCGTTTAGAATGTCGTATATGATAAACTCAACATCATATACGGTTTATATGGCGACATCAGCCGCATATAAAAAACTGGAATTTAAAACAATAGCGGGA